GACTGCTGCGCTACGTTCGGGAGTGACCGTAGCGCATGATTAGTTTGTTTTTGTTACGCCTTGTTATTCTTAAACGCGCCCGCTGCGATCTTTGTCGCCACTGCACCGAATGAATAAACACCCACTGTGATTGAACCGTCAGCGGTTGATTCTGCGCGCAACTGGTATGAAGTGCCCTCGTACCATGTGTAAGCGTCTGGGTTAACAACCAAGATTGTTCCGTCCCCGTCGCCACCGTTTGTTGGGTCAACGTATAAATTCAAGCCCGCGACGTTTCCTTGAAGTGATGTTGGTACTACTGCACCACCAGCGTTCATTGGATTTGAAGCGGTGTAAATTGGACGACCTGAATCGTTCAAGCCCATGATGTTTGACCACTGACCTGTTGAAACGATCATGTTGCGTGCAAATGGATTTGCAAGACCTGCGGTTGCGCCATAAACACTTGCTGCACCGCGTGCGGTGATTCCAAGTAGTTCAGCAGCCGTTGGGTATGTTGCAACTGTTGTTCCGTCAAGCGTTGCGCCTGAAATTAACTGTGCATTGACATAAGCGTTTTGTGCTTTTGCCATAGCCGCCACCATGTTACGTAACAACTCGTCATAAAAGAGGGGCGACGTTCTGGTTAGCAACTCAACACTAAATTTTTGTTGCCCCGCAAATTTCTTAACGTCCACTGAAAGGAACGCAGAATTCTGATCTGTGTCAGAAAAAATTGCGTCCTCAGCTGCAATTGCAACTGTTGGTGCAACTGTGATCTTAGGAATTTCAAAAGTCATTCCAGCGTCAGGCAATGCACCGCGAGAAATCGCGTCAATGCTTGGGCGGATTGTTGTTGATAGTCCGTTGATGACTTCAGTCAACTGACGTGTTGGAACAAGTCCAGCGTTGTCTGTTGTGTTGTCTGCTGCCAAAACGTATTGGCGCGCTGATTCGTCGCCTGTTGCAGCAAGCACCTTGTTTTCTAGGTACTTTGCAGCAGTGATTTCAATGCGTGGTGTTGCTTTCCAACCACCCACGGCGTTTGATTGTGCGGTCACTGACTGTGCGGCTTCTACCGTCTCGACGGTTTCCGCGTTTGTGACGGTGTTGTCCACTTCGTCTCCTTCTGTTGTTGGTGTGACTTCAGGTTCGATTGTCGAATCTGAAATTTCATTTTCGTCAGCGGTTGTTGCGGCGACTGATTCGACGCGTGCTGATCTGATCGCGGGTTCGCTAGTTAATGCAACACCAGTCAATTCACCCGCAAGAATTCTGACTGTTCCGTCTTTAAGTGTCTCGTATTCGTCAAATGAAACTTCTACGCTAAATCCGTCGCGCAAACCCTCTTGCGCTTCAACCAATGCGTCAGTTCCCGCAGTGGTGTTTGCAATTTTGAATGTCGCGTCGATACCTTCGGCACTTGATTCGATTGAAAGTGTTTTGCCAATGCGACGTGTGCGATCATGTTCAAGATTAAGCAAAACCGCCGTTGGTTCAATTGAACCCGCTGCAAATTGAACCTTGCCAATTGAAGCGTTGCCAGTTTCCTCGAATGTAACAATGCGACCAGTGATTGTGCGACTGTTTGAATCAGCTGCGGTGATTGTCATTGGTGTGATTACTTTTTTCATAGCAGTAGATCTTCTTCCTCGCGTATTTCGTCGATCGACATTGCGCCGATTCGATTTAAGATTTCATAAACCTGCGCGCGCTCGTAAGGATTGCCACGCAAGAAGTCGTCAAGGTCAAAACGCACTTTGTTTCCTGCTGGTGTGAAATCAGCAAACGAAAGGCGTTCCTCAATTATTGACATATAATTTCTAAACGCAAAATCTACAAGGTCGCGACGCTTGTCTAACGCGTTTGAATAAGTAAATGTCGATTGTTGCGCGTCAGTGAAATACGCTGGAAGTCCAGCGGCGCGCGATAATTCAAGTGCAACATAATTGCGCGCTTCGTTCAATTGTAAATTCTTTGGGTCATACCCAAGCGTTTCCAACGTGACATCCGCATTTAAAAATGCCGTTGAACGCGACGCTCTCGCAGATTTCCAAGCGGTCAATAACTTTGAAACGCGATCGGCTGGCAATGATGTTCCGTTTGATTTCAAAACCATTTGTGGAATTGGCTCGACTGCAAAATTCATTGCAGCGCGTTCCAACGCTGCGGCGGCGCGAATCGTACGACCTGCGCGACTTAGCAAACCTTCTTGGAAACCTTGAAAGACAACAAGGTTGGCTGGGTCAACAAACGCACCGTCAATTGAATACGTTGCAATTTCATAACCCATGCCGTTTGTCGTAATTGTTACGCGTTCAGGTGCAATGCGTTCCATTGCGCGAATTTTTCCTGTGTCTGCGTATCTGTCCATAACGTACGCATACGCTGAAGGAAAGAAAAACAAATCCGAAATAATCCAAGCCCAAAATGTTGACCCCGGAATTCGTGGGTCAGGTTGATTGATAACACGCGGTTGCGTTACCTTTTCGCCTGTTGCCTCGTTTCGTGTGTGCATTGGCAATGACGCAATTGTTTGAATAATTCCAAGCGCACGCGCAACGGTTGGAACACTCATTGCCTCGGCGCGTGAAGCCGTAACGATTCCACCGAATAAGAATAAATTTCCAACTTCGGTGTAATAAGGCGCAATTGCAGCTGCGTCGACGTTTAAAGTTTCGGCTGGAACGGCAGCCTCAACTTTCGGCGTAAATAGATCACGAAATCCCATGCCCAAATTGTGTCAGGGTTATACGATCAACCAACCATGATGTCAAGATCATTGTCTGGGCGTGTCGCAAAATGTGTTACCAATGCAACTGCGACTGCACCGCAGACAACCGACTGTGAAGCCCGTCGACCAATGACCCAACCGCCGTCACCGCGACGCAATTGCACCGCTGCCAGAACTTCCTCGCTTAATTGGCTTTGACCCCTATGTTTTAAACGACCGCTATTGATCGCCGACAACATTTCGTCACACGCTTGCGGATAGGCGTTGTCCATGTCGAAAACGGGAATTCCAGCGGGTGCAAGTCGGGCTGCAACCGCGCCACTGGTTTTGCGTGAATAAAGGACGTATTCGGTCGGATATTTGCGCGCATAATCTGCCAATTCGTTGGCAATTGCTTTGTCGTCCAATTGCAATTCATTTGTCCAAGTGTGAAGTAACTTCACCACAAACTTTTCTGAACCCAGTTTCTGAGCACCGACTAAACTTGCGTGCCGACGATCTGGCGAAAGATCAATTGCAAGCCAGGTCAATTTGTCTGGGTCAAGGTCAACCGATTTGTCCAGGCAGTTACCCCATGACGCAGAATCGACTGCGCTATTTATTGCCACGACCCAGCGACACAATACTTCGGTCATGACCACGTCAGGCGGGTCGTTCAAAACGCTTCGCACGTTGTCCGCGTGGATTAGTGTGCCCATTGACGGATTTGCGTGCCGTGCGTTTTCCACGCTGATTTCGTCGGTCGGTGCTGACCATTCAAAATAGCCAATGTCATCTTCGACCCCTGCAATGCTTGCAAGCGCGCGATCACGGAATTGGTTGAGTACTACGGAACTCGAATCGCCTGCATTCGTGTACGCCATGACCATTGGGTTTGTTGCAGCCATAAGGGTATAACGCAACGACGCAAACGATTCAATGTCGTTCATTTCGCGTAATTCGTCCAGGTGAATCGTCGAAGGTCGGGAAACACCGCGAGCAGCCGAACCGCCTGCGCGTACAATGAATCGATTTCCCGCTAACGTTTCTATTTCTTCTCCGCCATGTTGCCAGCGAATCTTTTTGACTTGTTTGGCAAGCGAATCATTCTTTTCAATGATCTGCACCATTGCCCTAAATTGTTCCAACGACGTGGACAAGCGGTGCGCCGAACCGATCTGCAAGTTTTCGTCCCATAAGAAAAGTCCGCCAAGAATTCTTATCAGCTGCAAAAACGATTTGCCGTTTTGGCGTGCAACGACAATCGTGTTGACGGGCGAAGCCCACCGACCGTCAGGCTTGACTTTGTGCGTGTGAATGAGCGCAAACTTTTGCCATTCCATGAGATCTATACCCAGGCTGCTGGCTAAATCGATCAATTCATGCCCGCGTGAAGGTAAATCGTTCAGTGGCGTGTGAATTCTGGGCGTTTGGACGCCAATTACGGCGTTTTCACGATCTGTGTCCCTACCCAAAACCGTTTCAAGCCGTTTTAAGCCCTCTTGGGTCGGTTGTTGACCTTCTATGACCTTTTCAATCATTTTCGTGGCTCTTTGAATCGTTTTTGGGGGAATTTAAACCAG